GGTTATGGGGGGGGGGTAACGAACCGGGAGATGAATAATGAGCAGAATATTCGATCATAAAAAACAATATGCCTGCACGGAAGTTTTTAGACTTGATGAGCTTCAGGATCTAGTAAATAAATTAGACGAAGAGGATTTTCCGACTCTTGAAGAGGTCGGCGCAGCAGAATTAATCAGAGATTTTTTAAAGCATCTCGAAGAACAGGAGAAGCGGAAATGACAAACGAAGACTGGGAAAAAGTTGACGAAGCTCTAAAAAATCAATATGAAACAGTCAAGTTGATGTGCGATGGATACGAAGTCACCCTGGCTCTTCAGCGGGGAAGCCGGTACAAGTTAAGCATCAGCGTTTATGTGAATGGCTGGTTCAAGGGCGAATGGTTCAATGACCCCATTTCAGATGAGGCAAATCGCTTCTTCCCGACGCGCTACATCAATCGCTATTCAGCAAAGGAAAAGAAATTCTGGCTGAAGCGACCGTTCGGTAAAAAATATTGTGAAGAAAACGGCATCGATCTCAATGCCAGGCGTGAATATAAGGGCTTTTCCTGGACATCATTCCCGGCGCTGAAAAGGCATTTTATTAAGAACAATAAAAACATTGAACTTATAAAGGCGTAAATCATGAACTTCAACTGCCCATACTGTAGTAAGGAGAGTAATTTTATGGATATTCAAATAAGCAAGGATCTGGAATTTATTGTTGCCGCGCTGCCCTCTTTCGGCACGCGTTATGCGCATCTCGTCATGGGCTACGCTCAACTGTTCGGCGTCACGCCCATGCAGGTCAAAGCGAAAAAACTGCGGCTGATCATCGAGGAGATGAAAAAGCTGTTCGACGCGCAATCATTCACCTGGCAGAAAAAAATATATTCCATCAGCCACGCCGGAATCGCCGAGGCTCTGGATATCTGCATCAAGAAGAATTTCGCCGACAAGTTAGAAAATCACAACTACCTGAAAAAAGTTATGATTGGAATTAGTGAGCGCGAAGGAAAAACGAAATCCAAGCAGGACGAGAAGGCTCTGCGCAAAAGCGAAGGGATCGTCCTGGCAGTCGGCGGGTATAGAGAAAAACTCCCGGATCCGGACGGCGAAAAAGAGGACGCGGGCGAAGAAGTAACCGAGCGGATCACGCCGGAACAGGCACAAAAGAATCTGCAACGTGTCGGAGAAATAATTAAGAGCATAGGAGGCAAACCATGAAACGCATGGCATTAATAATTTTTATATTTTTCTTAATGGTCAACTCCGCGCAAGCCGAGTATAGATTCGCCGAAAAATGGTCGTGGACGGACACTGCTTATCAGATGACCGATCTGGCGTTATTTGGAATAGACTGGGCGCAGACAAGAACTATGGCGAAGAATAACTGGTATTTGGATGGAAATAATCCTTACGAAGGAAGCCCTTTTATGTCCAAAAGACCTGATACTGCTGAGGTTGACTTGAAAATCGCAATTGGTGCAGTCAGTCATACTCTGATTTCTTTGGCATTGCCACCGGAAGCAAAAATATTCGGTTATAAAGTTAATCCACGCCGGATTTGGCAATGCCTTTGGATAGGCATCGAGGCTGGAGCTATTGCTTATAATTATGCTGGCGGAGTGAGGATAGAGTTTTAGCCATGTTAATACAATCGGCGATATTTTTCTTTTCTTGTGTTTCGATCTGGGCGCTATCGGGCCAGCGCTACCGGCTCGGCTTCATTTGCGGCCTGTGCGGCCAGCCATTTTGGATTTATGCCTCGTTTACGTCCGGCCAGTGGGGAATATTTCTTGTCAGTCTTTGGTTCACAGCAAACCATATACGCGGTCTCTGGAGGCATCGATCATGAGCCTTAACCCTGGCTATAAAGTAACCGCAAAACGAAACAAGGATGATTTGCCGGGCAATCCCGGCCAGAAATTTCTTTGTCCTATATGCCGACATATCATTCTCGAAGCAACCACCGAAAAGTTTACAATCAAGTGTAAACACTGCGGCCACTGGGTTTACGCGGAAAAGGTTACGGCCCAAATCATTAATATTACTAATGATAAAAAAGTGAAAATAATTAAAAATAATGCTTGACAAACCCAAGCGGTTAGGATATAGTAAAATCAAAAACGGGGGAAATCAAGATGAAAAATCAAAATACAAAAAATATAAAGAGAGCGATTGGGGTTTTCTACGGTTTAAAATACGCACAAAATTTTAGCAACGGATACGAAAAACCGACGATGATAATCATCGGTTATAAAATATTTGAAAGCCAGCAATATTGGGTCGTTTCAGAGACGGTCGGGAAAAGAATGTTGAAAGAAGGTTTTAAATCAGTTAAGTAAAAATTCAACATAGCGGGGGAAAAATGAAAAACGATAAAAAACAAATAAACGAAGCAGCGGCGTTGCTGGGCCGCAAAGGCGGATCGGTGAAATCGGAGAAGAAAGCCGCCGCCAGCCGCGAGAACGGGAAAAAAGGCGGCAGGCCGAGAAAGGAAAAAGCCAATGAATAAAAAGAATATTGATGAACGTGTCCTTGCGGATCTGCGACAATGGATTGGTGTTAGCGCTGAAAAGGTTAGCGATGATGATTTATGGAATAATAGCGCCAGTGTCCGCGCAAGGTTAGTGCTTCATTATGCGTTAAAAGATTTCTCAGCGGCATGTATGGAGGCAGCTAAAGATATCGCGTCTTCTTTTGAAAAGGTTAGTTTAAAATTAAAGAGATAAACGAAAAAAGAATTAACCTGGATTCCCGATCAGGTCGGGAATGACAAAAAGGTGAAGTTGAGGGCGGTTTTGCCGCCCTCTTTTTTTATCTTTTGACATGCCTAAAAAAAGCAAAACTTTATTTAATAGAATATTTTTTTAAAAAATGCAAATTTTTGCTTGACATTCTTTTTTTTCTTTATTATTCTGCAATCACTTAATGAATAGTTCTTTTAGAATTTAGCGGCGGCGAGACCGCCCATAACGCAAACGAGAGGCTCATGAAGCCCGGCACTGGATTAACTTCCGGCGTCGGGCTTTTTTATTTTCACCCTCCCTCATTCCCTCCCCTCAAGGGAGGGAGGGAAAAGGATTGAGAACATGGCGTCACGCAAGATTGAAGATTGCACACCTTCGTTACAGTTTAAGATTAAAGCTTTTGCCATCGCGATGAACCGCGCTGGCATTCCCTTTATTATCACTTGCACGGCGCGCAACGTCAAAGAACAGAGAGCCCTTTATGCCCAGGGCCGTGAATCCATAGACGATGTCAACGCTCTTCGATTTATGGCGGGACTTCCAAAAATTAAAGGATCGCAAAACAATATAGTCACCTGGACGATGGCATCAAATCACATAGTGGATCTGGATGACGGGAATCCGGATAACGACAAATCGCGAGCGTTCGATATTGCAATCTCTCCCGGCGGCAAACCTGTGTGGGATATCAAAGTGGATGTAAATGGTGACCATAAATCGGATTACGAACAGGCCGGAATAATCGGTGAATCAGTCGGTTTGCGTTGGGGCGGCAGGTTTAGAAAACCGGATATGCCGCATTTTGAGGACGTATAAGAACTCTCCTGTGATAGGTGCCGGGCGGGGCATGCATCTTCACATGCCACGGGTATCCGCCCGGTACCACCGCAGGTTAAACATAAGTTTAGAAGGATAGCGGATTAGAGGCTTAGCAAAATGACAATAAAAAAATCAACCATCGTAATAATTGTAATTGCGGCTATCGTGATAATCGCCGCTGTCTATGGTTGGTACCATAACCCTCTGGCGTTGTTAAAAGCGCAATTCACCAAAGCAGCGCCCATTCCTGCAGCGGTGAAAGTGTCCACAATGAGCGTGCCGGTTAAAAACGTCATCGCTTACGATAAAAAGGCCATATCAAAAAAACTCAAACTTCCGGACGAAATTGCCAACGACGATAAAAAGCAGATCACGGCTACGGCGCAAGTTCCGGCTACTGATACCACTGGCAAAACAGATATCGTCGCTGTCTTTGATACCGAAAAATACACCACGGAAATTCATACCAAAGAAGCGCCGATCTCCTTTTTTGCTTTGGAAAACAGAAAAGCGATCGGCGTCCGTTATGGTTTCTGCACTGCATCCAAAAACAATTACGAGGCGGATATTTATGGCCGTTGGGATTTCCTGCGCACTGGCGCTGTCCACTGGGGCCTTTATGGTGAGGTTAATTCAGCGGGCGAAGGCAAAGCCATGATTTCCGCCGAATATCGGTTTTAGGAGATACTCATTATGTTCAGAAATTTAATTGATACGGCAACATCATTATCGAGCAACCGCTTCGCGTTTCTTTTTACAACCATAATATCGAACGTTGTTTTCTGGTTAGTCTGGGCATGCATATGCGGATACCAGGGAAAAGTCGTGGATGTCCCGCCCGGCGTTTATATCATTTATGGGCTGGCCAATGGAATAGTCGGATTAGGGAAGTTCGGCCAGAATGTCGCTGAAATTAAAGCGGAGCCAAAATAGCGATGGGCGATATCATCGACAAGGCGCAGGCGAGCGATGAACTTTTTCGGCAGAAAGCTTTGGATAAGCATTTTGCAAAAAACAAGATGGCCACGCCCCGAAAGTCGAGGCTCGCAATGACAAAAAGGAAATGTCGCGGATGCGGTGAACCGATACCGGCGAAAAGATTAAAAGCGAATCCGGGAGCCATACGCTGCATCGGGTGCCAGGAAGAAGTTGAAAAAAATGGAGAGGAGTTTTTGGACCGTGAGTGAACACTGGCAGTTGTTTTTAGCGTTACTTGCAGTTGTTGCCGCATGGGGCGGGCTAATTATTGGAATTATAAATTTTATGTTCGCCCGCGTAATGAATTCTTTGAAAGAGGAACTGACGCAGAAAATATCAAACCTCGGAGACCTTTCTTCAGATTGCCGGAAATTTAGGGAAGATCTCATGCAGTTGAGATCAGAACTTCCGGAGAAATACGTACGTAGAGAGGATTTCATCAGATTCGATGTCGGAATAAACGACAAACTCGATAAGCTGAGAGACCTGGTTCTGGAGAAAGATGACAAGCTCGATAAGCTGAGAGATATGTTTTTAGAAAAATTAGACGATTTATACAACAGGGAGAAAAATCAATGAACTCAATGGATATGGAAAAGGCGCGACGTGAAGATTTGCGATGGCTCATTCTCCGATCGCTTTATGCGGCCCAACCAATAGGCACATCGGAAATGATTATCCGCACAGCCGTTGAGCCGATAGTCCCTGGAGTTACCGAGTTGGAAATCCGCAATCAACTTGATTATCTCACGCAGCGCAAACTTATTGAAACTGAAAAAAATCGTCCCGTGTGGTTTGCCAAAATTAACCGCTATGGCATCGATGTCGTGGAATACACGCTTGATTGCGATCCGGGCATTGCACGTCCGAAGAAATGGTGAGGCTATGCCGCTACGCTCAAAGGTCATAACGCTGCCAGCGGATATTTTGAAAGAGCTTAACGAAAAGCTTGTGGCAGGAAAATTCTGCGACTACAGCGCGCTGGCGCAATGGCTCCAAGATAACGGCTTCGATATATCGCGTTCGGCTCTACACCGCTACGGGCAGGATTTTGAAGAACGCCTGGCGGCAATATCCCAGGCCACCGAGCAGGCCCGCGCCGTCGCCGATGCGGCCAAAGACGACGATAACAATATGAACGAAGCCCTGATTCGGTTGGTGCAAACCAAAGCCTTTGACGCGCTAATTGCCGCAGAGAGCGCTGAGAGCCTGCCGAAGATGGGCGTCATGATCGCAAAACTCAGCAAGGCGTCGGTGGACCAAAAGAAGTGGATGCGGGATGTGCGGAGCAAAGCCGCCGCCGCTGTGAAAAATATCGAAGAGAAGACGGCGACCAGCGGAAAGAAGTCGCTGGATCCGGAAACTTTAAGAATCATACGAGAGGAAATATATGGGATCGTCCCAGCCAGCAGTCCCGCTAACTAAATATCAGTATAACTGGGTGACCGATCACAACAGGTTCAAGATCGGCGTTCTTACCCGGCAGGGCGGCAAATCGTTTGAGGCCGCTCTGGAGGCTGTTGACGATGGCATGGAACATAAAACCATGTGGGTGATCCTCTCTGCCGGTGAACGGCAATCGAAGGAAGTCATCAACAAATGCGCCATGCACGCTCGCGCATATAATATGGCTGTGCAGGTGCTGGAGTCTGATTTTGTCGTCGATAAAGACACCAAATACAAGCAGCTTGAAATCGTCCTGCCCGACGGGACCAGAATTATCGGCCTGCCCGCGAATCCGGATACAGCCCGTGGCTGGTCAGCCAATATTATCCTGGACGAATTCGCCTTGCACAAAGACAGCCGGGAAATCTGGAAGGCCCTCTTCCCGACAGTAACACGCGGTTATAAGATCCGCGTCATTTCTACCTTCAAGGGCAAGACAAATAAGTTTTATGAACTGTTTTTCGGAGCACCGACTCTGCAGAGATTCAATGGCCAGGATTATGAATATGTTGGCGACAAGGGTGGCTGGTCCAAGCACTTTGTCAATATCGATCAGGCTGTGGAGATGGGTCTCAAGCTCGTTGATGAACAGGGCAAGCCCTGCGAACCGGAAGATCTGCGGCTCGCGCTCAACGATGACGATGCCTGGGAAGAAGAATATATGTGCGTGCCGTCCGATGAAGTTTCGGCGTTTTTAACGCATGACATAATTTCCTCTGTGGAGGACGTCAAAGCGAACGCCGCTCCGGAATGGATGGATAGATTGATCGCCGCTGCAGAGAAAAATTACGCGGAATATAAACTCACCAAGATAGCGCCGCCTCTTCCGTTGGATATTCTGAAAAACGTCACATTCCTGGGAGATTTATACGCAGGCATGGATATCGGGCGCAGACGTGACTTATCCGTGATCTGGCTGGACCAGAAAATTAACAACGTTCTTAACCCGGTTGCCATCTTTGAACTAAAGCGTCAGCCGTATTTTGTGCAGATGCAGGTAATGCATACCCTGCTGGCAAGGCCGGAATTGCGCCGGATGTGCGTTGATGAAACCGGTCTCGGCGGGCAGTTGGTCGAAGGCGCTCAGGATATTTACGGCTCTTCCCGCGTGGAAGGAATTTCCTTCACGCCGGAAAGCAAAGAAGCGCTTGCTGTCGGTCTGAAGCAGAATTTTGAGGATCGAGGCAGTATTATCCCCGCGACCAGCACGGTGCGCAACTCCCTGCACAGCGTGAAAAAATACGCGACGACAACCAAGCATTTCCGCTTTGACGCGGAGCGCACGGAGGCGACCGGCCACGCCGATCACTTCTGGGCGAAAGCTCTTTCCGTGCAGGCGGCATCCAGTAATGTTGTCGCCGTTTGTGTTGGGCAGAATCCGGCGAAACATGAATCGCCGATGGGCCGCAGCGGGATGCCTCAGCACAAAGGCGGATTTTTCGGGCGGTTTGGAAACAAGGTGACGATGGCGGCGTAGGCTCCGCCAGTGAATAGTGAATGGTGAATAGAAAATGAACATACGGGAAACGATAGCAAAAAAACTCGGCTTTAAGACTGAAGCCGATATCCGTGCTGCTGAAGAAAGTCTGCGTGCGTCGATGGCGGAGGAAATCGAGATCACCGTGGCTGAGCAGATCCAGAAAGCTAAAATGGATATGCCGATATCTGTCAACTACGATCCGAAGAATGAAGGTTATCGCCGCTTGAATGACAGCGTTGCCACGCGCAATCTGCAACCGGTTGAACAGGCCCGGATGTTTGAGATCTGCTATTACATGTTTAAAGCCTCGGCGATGTTTAAGCGGCTGGCCAAAATGGACAAAGGTTTTCTTTTCTCCGGTCCTGTCACGGTCACTTCCACCGATCCGGATGTTCAAAAAATAATTGATCGCTTCTGGATGGATCCCGAAAACAGAATGGCGCGAAAATTCGCCGACCGTTCGATGTGGCTTTCCATTCTGGGCGAACAATGCTGGCCGGTTGAAGTTAATCAATACAACGGCGCTGTAAAGCTTCTTTACGAGGATCCGGCGCAGATCAAAGAGATATGGGTTAACCCGCTCAATGTCGAACAGCGCATGCAGGTGGAAATGATGGGCATCGGCGGGCGCACCGGCAGGAAGTACGCCATTATTCGCAAGGATTACAATATCAGTTCCAAAACATATGACCGGCTGGTCGGTGAATGTTTCTTCTGGACGATCAACAACGCGCCGAATGCCTCGCGCGGCTGCAGCGATTTCTTTTCGCTGGTGGACTGGATAGATTCACTGGAGCGCTACGGATACAACTATCTGGAACGCGCCGAGCTGATGCTCAATTTCGTGTGGGACGTCACGCTCAAAGGCATGAACGAAGATCAAATCCGTGAGTGGCTGAGAAACAATCCGCCTCCGGAGCCGGGCTCGCAGCGGGCGCATAATGAACAGGTCGAATGGGATGCCGTTTCTCCTGATCTGAAAGCGACCGACTTCAAATCCGGCTTCGATATGGGCAAGAGCTTTATCATGGGCGCTGCAGGAAGGCCGGAAAGCTGGTTCGGGTCCGGCGGCAAGCAGTATCAGACCGAAGCCGATCAGTCCGGGCAGGCTCCCGTTGTGGATCTGGAAGATCGCCAGGAAGATCTAAAAGAAATTTTAATGCAGGTTATCCAGTTTGTGATTGACCAGGCTGTTATCGCGAAAGTGTTGTCGCCCGCGAAAGCCGAGGCCGGTTTCAGCATTACCATGCCGGAAGTTTCGAAGAAGGATCTGGGCAAATTTGCCAACGTCATTCCGCAACTTACCACGGCGCTGGTGCTGGCTGTCAGCAATAAGTTCATCCAGCGCGATACGGCAATCCAGATATTCTCATTCGTGGCCGGATATCTCGGCTACCAGGTGGACGCTCAAGCGGAAATCGACGCGGCGGCAAATGCGCTGGAGGATAACGCGCAGGATTATGAGGCGATACTCGCGGCGGCGGAAAAGAAAAAGAACACGCCGTCGAGTGAATAGTAGTGAGACTGTGGATTCGATTTATCGAAGCCCAAAGCGAACTATCCCCGAAGCGAAGCGGATGGGGATGAAGAAAAAAAGGAATTGTCATTCCCGCGCAGGCGGGAATCCAGGAAGAAAAAAATGGAACAAAGACAATGTGGAAATTGCGGCAATAAATTTAAGCCGAAAGTCAGCAATCAGAAATATTGTTCTCCGCATTGTAACGCAGTGGTCAACAAGGCCGGAAATTTAAGACGCTGGAAAGAACGGAAAACATCAAATACTGGATTCCGGCCTTCGCCGGAATGACAGAGGGAAAGATGGCGACAGCTTACGATAAACAGGTACAGGCGTTGATTAAGAAGGCGGAGAGCATGGGCGACGACCAGGTTGCTAAAGCTATCGCCCGGCTTAATGTCGCCCGCAAGCAAGTTGCGGCCACTGTCGCCAAGACGGACTGGCAGCTTTATCAACTGCCGAAACTCAAAGCGGCGATCGACAGCGCGATGGCTGATTTCGCAACTCAATTAGGCAAGGATTTAAAAACCGGCCAGAAGGATTTCTGGTTCTTCGGCCAGGAGATGGTTGACGTCTCGCTTTCGACGGTCGGCGTCACGGCTGTACTCCCGGCAATTGATACCGCCATGCTGGTGGCCATGCAGAATTACACCGGTTCCCTGGTCAAATCCCTGGGCGCGGATGCGGCGGGCAAAATCTATAACGAAATGGCGATGGGCCTGATGGGGCAGAAAACGCCCTTCGAAGTTATGCAGGCAGTGGGAAACAACCTGACGGACAAGGGCATCTTTTCTTCCATCGCGGCGCGCGCGGAAACGATTACGCGGCAGGAATGCGGACGCATTCTGGAGGCGGCAAGCCAGGCGCGCATGGAGAAAGCGGCGGAAGTGGTTCCCGGATTACAGAAGCAATGGCAGCATGGCGTTTCCCGTATGCCGAGAGTTTCACACCTGGCGGCGGTCGGGCAGGTTCGCGACGTGGATAAACCCTTTGCAGTAGGCGGCGAGGCTCTGATGTATCCGCGCGATCCGGCGGGCTCGCCGGGCAACACGATTAACTGCTCCTGCTACACCGTGCCGTATATGGATGGGTGGAGTGAAAAAGAACAGGCAGCAGCCTGAAGATTTAAGTAGTTAAGTTTTAAGTAATTAAGAAACTAATAATTTTTAGGAGGAAATGCACAATGGCAGGCGAAGAAAAAGACAAAGGGAAGGACAAAGACAAAGAAAAAGACAAAAACACAATCGGCGACAAAATAATCGCGATGGCTCTGGCGGCATTCGGAATCAATCCGAAATTTGTATTCGCCAGCAGCTACAACGAGACTACTAAAGAGGCGACTATTCTGACAAACGGCGGAACACGGGTACGCTACAAAGAAGACGACAAGGTTGAGAAGCTCGATGAAATATCGATCACCGGCATTCCGAAACCGCGCAAGGTTATAGCGGGAGCCAAAAAGGCTTAAAGGTACAAATCCCGCGCACCTAAAGGTGCTGGGATAATTCGCTCAGCAAGTTTCATCACGCTGCGCTTATAAAACTTGGAGCTCATTATGAAAAGAAAAAAGCAAATAGACCTGATCAAAGAGAAAAAGCCTGCCCTGCTGGATGGCAAGGATGTCGATAAACTTTCCGATCAGGAAATTGAAACGCTGGCGCGCATGGCTGCGGAGCTGAGCCTCGACGATATCCGCGATCTGCTTAGGCAGGCTATACATGCAAGATTCGATAAGACCCATGCGGGCGAAGGCGAATCCGGCCAGGTGATCGATGTGACCTCGTACATCGAAGAGGTTTATCCGTCCTTTCTGATCTATTCCCTGGAGAGTAAATTTTACAAGATTGCCTGGTCGATCATGGACGGCAAAGTCACCCTCGGCGAAACGCCGGTGGAAGTTCAAAACACATGGGTGGAAGCGCGCACGGCGGCGATGGGATTGGATGGAAATGATCAAATCAGTGACGATGAATATGCCCTGATTGTCCGCATGGCCGAAGCAAAGAATCCGGAAGGCACAGAGTGGGACGTGATCATTACGGAGCCTGGCTTCACGAAGAACGGATATTTTCAGCCGGAAAATATGTTGTCTCGCGCGGATACCGCTGCCGCTTTTGAAGGGCTTGATGTCAACATGTTTGAACTGCCGAAAGGCACAACGCATGTTCCTGCTGAAATCTTCGACCTTAAACAGTTCCTGGTTAAAAACAAGATAGGCTGGCTCGACAACGTGAAATATGCAGCCAATGAAGGTTTGAAGGGCGTTGTTCATTTTCTCGATTCGGCCAAGTGGCTGGGTCAAAACATGCTGGCGGCAATGAGCCAGGGAAGAAGCGTTTACGGATTATCCTGGGACGCCAAAATTCGCGGCGCCCTGGATGTAATAGAAGGTAAAAAAGTTATGAGGATAGATGGCTTCAACCGGGCGGATTCGCTCGATGTTGTAAGCAGACCCGCCGCAGGCGGAAAATTCATTCGGGCAGTAGCAGGGATGCCTGCCCTTAACGAGGAGGATGTTATGAAAAAGAAATTGTTGGCCCTGATCAAAAAGATCAATCCTGCCCTCCTGGAAGGCAAGGACGAAGCTGCTATTACCGATCAGGAAGTTGAAACGCTGGCCCGCATGGCAATGGAGGCAACGGACGGCGGAACGCAAATTGACCAGACAAACCTGGTCACAAAAGATGAACTGGTTGTTATGCGCTGCGGCATGGCGCTAGACAAGAAGCTGGCGGATGCCGATCTCGGTTTGCCGCAGGTTTCTGTTGACCGCATTAGAGGACAGTTCGAAGGCCGCGCCTTTGCTTCAGAGGATCTGGACAAAGCGATCACCGCCGAAAAGGAGTATCTGGCAAAGATCAGCACAGCAAACCCCGGCGTAATCGTCGTCGGCGCGGGCAGCATATCCGGCGGCATCGGTTCGTTCCAGCGCGCCTGCATGGCGGCGGATGCGCTTTTCGGTTTAACCAAAGATAACATGGTTTCTATGGCTAAACTGAAAAGACTGGATAACAAACCTTTCTTTGATGATGTCCGCAGTGTCCAGGATTATGACGGATTCGATGAAGTCCCTGCATTCTCCAATCTCCGGGAAATGTATACCTACTTTACCGGTGATTCGGAAGTGAGCGGCCGTTTCAACCGCAAGGCGCTGGCTCCCGAACTGCGCGCCAGCATGGATATCACCTCGGCAACCTTCACCTACGTTCTGGGCAATACGCTGGGCCGTAGATTGGTTAAAGGCTATCAGGAAAAGAAGTTCAGAGAAGAACTTCTGATCTCAGTCAAAAAGCCCGTAACTGATTTAAGACCGCAGGAAGCAGTGCTCATCGGCGGATTCGGTGATTTGGCGGACGTCAACACAGAAACCAAAGATTATGAAGAAATCTCCGGTATCACCGATGAAGAGTCCACCTACACGCTGGGTACAAAGGGAAATATTTTGTCGATCACAGATGTTGTGATTATCAACAACGATATTTCCGTTGTTCAGCGGATGATCGATGGATTATCCCGCGCGGCCAGAAGGACGCATGCAAAATATGTCTGGGGTAAATTCATTAACAACGTGAATTGTTCCGACGGCACCGCATGGTTCACAGGTGGACACGGTAACCTCGGCGCGACGGCGTTATCCCATGCGACAGCTCTTGTTGCATATTTGGCGCTTGCGGCGATGACCGAAAAAGATTCCGGCGAACCGCTCGGCTTACTGGATGATCCGGATGTTAAACCGGTGCTGGTCGGTCCGACGGCATTGATGGCAACAATTGAGCAGATCGCGAATGAAGATTTCTATTATTCTTCAAACGATCTGACGACGAAGATCCCCAATGCGTTGAAGGGTAAAATTATCCCCGTGCCTTTCTCCCTGCTCACGGATACCAATGACTGGGGCATGATCCTTCCGCCCAACGTCACGGATATCGTTGAGATGGGCTATCTCAACGGCAGAGAAGAGCCGGAGATGTTCCTGGCGGATAGTCCGCAGAGCGAACAGGTATTCGTAGCCGACAAGATTCGCTATAAAATTCGGCATCGTTACGCAGGCGCATTGGTAGATTGCCGCAGTGGATATAAGGCGGTCGTCACCTGATAAGGCTGGCAAATAGTTGACAACAGGGCGGGCGATCCGTCGCCCGCCACCAAAAAGAATATTTTTGAACGAGGAGGATCTCTAAAGTGAAAAAGCAATTTAAGATTTTGAATATATTATTTGTCGCAATGTTTATGACGGTGCTTTTTGCATCGCCCGTATTTGCGGTCAACTTCACACAGAAGTTTGCCCGCTTTAGCGCGACATGCGGTGAAACTCTCGCCACCGGCAACGTGGCCACCATCAAAGACGCTGACGGTTATGCCTATAAAGCCGATGCCAATGACGCGGCCCTGCGGCCTGCAGTAGGCGTCGTTGACAAGGGTTGCGCCAGTGGCGGCACTGCCGAAATTGTTACCTACGGCGTGATTACCGGCTACACAAGCTTAACCGAAAGCGCTCCCGGATATCTTTCCGAAACAGCGGGCGCGATCACACAGTCGTCTCCGTCATACAGCCAGCAGGTAGGATATGCGATCAGTTCGACTGCTTATCTGATTAACTGCCAGAATTATTTCGATAGTTCTTCATTGACAGTTTTGGGCACGCTTTCGGGCGCTTCGCCTGTTGTTCTGGAAGGCGCGACAGCCGACGCTTACGAAACGACAATCGCGGTGACCGACCCGACAGCCGACAGAACAATTACACTTCCGGACGCATCCGGAGTCCCGATTTTATCATCGGCAATTCCCCAAGCCGCTTATGGTATCTGGGGCGGGAATGACAGCCTCGTTTTTGAGGGTACTACAGCAGACGCTTACGAGACAACCGTCACTGTAACGGACCCGACAGCGGATAGAACAGTCACGCTGGCAGACGCATCCGGTACAGTGATGCTTTCCAGCCTGGCGACCAACGCTGCCGACGCGGCAAACGCAGTAACAGGAACATCTAACGGCATCCTCTTTGAAGGCGCGACGGCGGATACTTACGAGACGACCCTCACCGTTACCGATCCGACAGCAGACAGAACGATCTATGCGCCGGACAAAACCGGATATTTAAAAGTCAATACCGCGCCGACAACTGCGGCCACGGCCTTGACTCCGGGCGCGGCGGTCGCTTTGACTGTTGGCACGTCGACGCTGTTTAGCGATACGGTGACCGATAACGAGGACCAGACGATTACCTTTTCGGGTGCGGGCGCTGTGGGCGATGAAATTACAATCGTCTTCATTACCGCAGGGACCGCCGACGAAGTGATTACATTCCACGCGACCCTGGTATCATCCACCGGTACTTTAACGCTAGGGACATCGGCAGGCAAATATTACGTGGTTAAGTTCATTTCCGACGGCACGCATTGGTATGAGGTGAGCAGGACAGCGGTACAGACATAACCATCTTTTCTCTCTTCTGAATCCGGCTGAGGATGTTCTCAGCCGGTTTTCAGAGGCGGCAAGGCTTTAAAAAACCGCTTTGTTGTCTGTGAAAACCGAAAATCAGGCTGTAATGGAGGTTAAAAAATGAAAAAACGGTTTAAAATGGCTTTTAAGCCACTTTTTTGGGTCGAGCCGGACACAGAGTCGGGCGGTGGCCTAAAAATTAAATACAGGGCAGCTCTTGCCGTTTTTCTGGTTATTCTGGTGCTCAATTTAGCCCTGATTTCCCCGGTTCACGCACAGGACCATAAGACCCGCGTCATCAGTTTTCAATCATCCGGCCTGAAAACTGCCGCAACTTCGCAGACTTCCGCGTTTGATGTTTCAAGTTACAACGAAGGGCAGATTTTTGTCGATGTTACCGTAGAGGCGGGCACCTCCACTTTGGACATAATCATCCAAACTTCGCCGGACAATGTGACCTGGTACACGCACACAACCATGAGCCAAATCACGGCAACCGGCCAGACCCGGCAGGCTATAACCAACTTCGGGAATTATATCCGGATTTATTACACCGTCGGCGGAACGAGTTTCACGTTCAGCGTGACAGGAGTTTTTAAGAATTAATTAGTTTTTAGGGTTCATTATGCAGACAAAATCAATAGGCGCAGGGCATCAAAAAGAACCGATAGAGGCAACGACGCTGAAAGTGACAACCGGCGCGGGAGAGGGGAAAATACTCATGTCTGACGCAAGCGGTAATCTTGACTATATTGCGCCATTTGCGATTTCCGGAAGGATTCAGCTTCCGGGCACGCCGGGCGCCGGAGTCGGCGTATGCCCCACCGTAAACCTTCCGACCGGAATGACTCCACTGCCGGGATATAATGTTATTGGCCACGACAATTTCGGCAATTATCAGTTCGCCGACGGGTCCATCATGGTGTTTATCCCTAAGTTCTACAGTCGCCGCCATACCTGGGCGACAAACCAAATCACGGCGGCGACAAAAGCGAACCCGTGCCAAATAACGCAGGTTGCGCACGGATATGTAAATGGTGACAAAATATTCGTCTGCAATGTCGGAGGAATGACGCAACTAAACAATCTGTTTTTCACGGTCACGAAAGTGAACGATGATAATTATACTATTGATGTTGATTCGTCGGCGTATACAACTTTTACCAGCGGCGGAGATACCGCAAAGGGCTTCGGCGCAGGCTACGAATTCAACAAAACAATTATTGTTTATACTAAAAATTCAGTCGAGATTCGCGGAACCGAAACATACGCGACTGAAGCGCTGGCCAACGCGGATGGATTTGCGCTTCATCGCGCGTTTTATGATGACGGCGTGGAGCAAGTCGGGTTTTTTGTTGATAAATATATGTGCAGTAAGAACGCATGGGGAACTGGATATATCGCGTCCTCTTTGCCGAATGCAAAACCGCTGTCCACCTCGTCAGCGCATAACCCATTCGCCGATCTGACTGGCGGCGCAAATTATTACTATTCAGCAGTTGATCTTGCACATCGGCGGGATGGCGTCAACGGCGCGGTAAATGCCAATTCAATCTTTTTCTGCAAATCTCAATTTGTCCATGCCGCCCTCGCGGAGTTCTCTCTGGCCCACGGGCAGGTAAGCCAGAACGACACCTATTGCGCCTGGTATAACGCGACATACAACTATCCGAAGGGCTGCAACAGCAACGCATTAAGAGACGTCAATGATTCCACTGTCATGTACGCGAGCGACGGATACAGCAACTGCGGCAGGACCGGATCGGGAATCGCCTTTGCCAAGACGACACACAATGGTCAGAATAGTGGCGTGGCTGACCTCAACGGTTTGATGTACGAAATATCCATCGGCGCTACGTGCGTCGGTACTACTGTAAACATCAGCGCGATCAGTAACGCGAATCCCTGCGAGATCACCACATCAACAAACCACGGATTATCCACGGACGATTTTACTCGCATCGGATCAATTGCAGCGGGAACGTTGGCTACGGCCATCAACGACCGGATATGGAAAGTCACGGTGACCGCCGTGGACAAATTCACTATTGTCCTGAACAGTACATCGCTCAGCGCATGGGCGTCCGGCGGAACGATCGCAAGAGGAGCTTTCTACGCGGCCAAGAAAGCAACTACTATGAAAAGTTTTACACATGGCAATAGCGGAGCGACGGATCACTGGGGGGCGACCGGCGTCGCCGCCATGATGGACGCATTTGTTCCGCCGTTTAAATCCGGATACGCTTACGCGATGCGGATGGGTAGTGGGACAGGTCAAGTATTGTCCGAGGCTCTATCCGGGGCGGGCTGGATGC